TCATTAAGTGTCTTCACTGCTTTACCAATTTCATTTACTGGGTAAACTCTTTGGTTAGCGTTTTTGATTCCACCTTGGATGCAGATGCCTTTCATGTACAAATCCTTGCCATTCTCGCCTTCGTGCAAGATAGACATTCTGGCCTGATCGTAAGTTAGGTGTTCTCTAAGATATAGATTACTCATTCAAACTCTCCAAATTAAAGTTCAATTACGCTTTTGCGTTAACTGGACTTTTTGCTGATTTATCTGAACCATCCGCGGAATTAGCCTTCTCTTGCTTCTTGAAAGAAGTAGATTTGTCTTTTCCACCTGTGTTTTCAAAGTCACCACTCATTTTTTGTGCTGTTGGAGCCGCTCTACCTGTTTCGTCTGCTCCGCCTTTTGCGATATTACCTGTAGTACCGCCTGCACTCTTAACTTTTGAGTTTACTGGTGATTTTGCACCTTTGTCTGAATGGTCGGCAGTGTCCGCAGATTTCTGGATTTTGTATTCATCCATTTTTTCTTTTTTCATATCTGCTTTTTTGCCTTCGAATGGTACTTCAGTTGGTTGAATCTCTGGTGTAACTTCTGTTTCACCTTCTAATGATTCGTCCTTGTCTTCGTCGCCACCCTTGTCAGCCATCATTTGTTCGAATTCTGCTTTAAGTTCGTCCAAAGCATCTTCTAAATCAACAACTCTGTCTTCAACATCACCTTCTGGCTTCTCTTCACCATCGTGGTCCATGTCTTGTTCCATGTCGTCAGCAGGTTTTTCACCTTCGCCTTCTTCATCAGCAGAAATGTCTTTGATTAATTCATCAGTAGCGTCGCCACCAACTTCTTCAATTGACTCTTCTTCTGTTTTTTCTGATTCAGTTGCTTCGTCTTCGATTGCAACTTCTTCATCGACAGTTTTTTCTGTTTTTGATTCTTCTGAAGTTTCTTTTACTTCTTCATCTTTTGACTCTTCAGTTTCTTTTACTGCTTCGTCTTTTGATGCTTCTGTTTCTTTAACTTCTTCGTCTTTAGACTCTTCTTTTGCTTCTTCAATTTCTGAATCAGCAAGACTTTCGTAGATGTCTCTTGATTTTTCAACTACGATTTCGTGGAACATTTGTTCCGCTTTGTCATTTTCCTCGTTTATTAGTAATTCTAATAAAGATTCAAATTTATTTTCTTTTGTCATTACACGTGCTCCTTAATATTGGCAAGATTTATACTTATAAGTGTTATTATTTACATCAAATAATAAAAATAGGGGAGATATATGACAAAAAAGGAGTTTTTAGGCCTGGTCGTTGCTACAAATTGAACAACTCAGTAAATTCTGACAGGTCCATGTGCTTCAAATTCTCGTTCCATTCTAGGTCTTTTGGGTTGAATCCCTCAGGTTTACTAACCCTGTAGAACTTTATGTCGGGGAAATCCTGTAAGCAACGCTTGGTTTGGTTCATCCAATTGCCGTAAAATGTTGCTTCATCTGTCTTCTTTTTGTAGTTTCTAGTGTCGCCAAATATATTATTAAGTTTAGCGGCCTTGGTTGATGGGTTCACCAAGTGTCCTTGGTAGTCAAAACCCAGTATGTATATGGTCTTGTGTCCACGTTCGCAGGCCAACCTCAGTGCTGTTGGACCAGAACTCCACCCTAGACTGGGTTGGAACCATTGTACATTGTCCAATATCTTTTGATTTTTGTTGTATTGTGCATTGAAATTGCTCCAAACCTGATTGTGCAACATATAATCAGACTCTGCAATCTCGTTTATCATTTTAGGATCTACTGCAACAAGAAAGTCTGGACGATCAGTTCTATAGACGGCGTTGCAGGCAAACACCTTGCCTTTTTCCTTGAGTTTCTCTAGTGGAATTCCTTTACGAGATTCACCGTTTCCTAATACAAACGCTAGTTCGGACATTATAACTCTAAGTTATCGTCTTGTGCTGGCTGTCCATACATCTTTTGGACAAATACGGCTTCTTCCTTTTGTTGTGCATCGTGTTCTTCTGATGCAAGTCTCATAGAATTGATATCTTTGAGGGATAGTCTTGTTTTTCTTGTGTCGTTCTGATCTAAGATAGAGATATCCTGTTCGGGATCATACGTGTGATCCTCTTTTGCTCCATCCTCGTCATATGTAAAAAATTCAAATAGTTTCATTGTCAGTATTTAACCTAAATGGTTCCTCCGCCGCCGGTGCCACCTGGTATTGTTCCACCGCCTCCTGGTGTAGTACCTGGAGTATCTGCTCCGCCTTCTGGGTTTGGTGCATCTGCATCTGGTGTTGGTTCTTCGAATTGGTCTAGATCTGATGATATTCCTGCCTGTGATACTCCACCGGATCTAAGTTGTTGATTCTTTGTTTGTTTTTTCTTAGGTACAGCATTTTCTTCTGCCCACATATCCGAGTTCTTAGCCATTTCCTCTTCAGTCAATCCTAGATATCTACTCAAAGCAAATCTTTTGCTTATGTAAGGTAGTTCTGCAACCTGTACAAATGACTGTATTCTTGCTTGGTCCATCTCTGTCTGTCTGTATGCCGCAAAGTTTTGTGGCGGATTTAGTTTAAGGTCAAACATAGCATTGTCTATGTTGTATCCTTGCTTTTTAATGTATATCTTGAACTCTGTGTCAAATGTTGGATTCAACATACTTTGTAATCTTGCACAATACTTGTTGAATCTCAATTCTTGGATGTATGCTGTTCCAACTCTACCATCATTGTACTGTTGTTGTCCATCATCTGGACCAGTTGGCAAGTATGAACTAGGTATTCTCAATCCTCTAAACAGTTTGTTTGTGAAGAATCTAAGATCATCTATCTCACCTAGGTTAGTACCGCCCGGTAGTGTGTCAACTTTAGAACCCCTTCCTTCTGCTGTCTGTGGAAAGAAGTAATCTTCGTTTATACTCATTGGGTTGTAAGTTGCGTCAACGTAGTTCACTCCACCAGTTGTGCTTGGAATTCTTCTTTGATTTATCTCGTTCTTTACTCTCTCAACGAACTGCATAGCCAAGTGTGTTGGCATATTACCCACGTCAATGTAGAACACTCTTCTTTCAGGTGCTCTCTGAACCCTGTAAATGATAATTGCGTCTTCTAATAATTCTTTTTGTTTGTAAACTTTGAAAACTTGCTCCAGTACCGATTGTCCAAAAGGAAATAAGTTGTCCATTCCGTCTGACATACTCATATGCACAACGTTTTCTGCATTGATGTTGTACGCATTCATTGTCTTGTAGAATCTGCCACCTTGTGCACCAGCGAAACCACTCATGTTTGTTCCTTGTCCTTGACCTGCGTAGTTCTGACCGTATGTCGCTGTACCACCGCCTGTCGTTCCACCGCCACCATAAGTTTGATTTGGTGTCACAGCAGTTGCTGACAGTCTTTGTAGGTTAGGATTGATATCTCTGATCACATATTGTTCTGGTTTCTTGCCTTCTGACTCATTGACTATGACTCTGTCAACTTTTGCGTTGTCAATGTACAACCATTTTAATGTTTCTGGATCTCTGACGAAGAAACAATCTCCGTATTTTAAAGCGTTCCTGAATATTCTAAAAATTCTTTTCTGTAATTTGTTAGTCTTGGTCCATTGCTGAAGTGCTTTCTTTAAAAGTTTAACTTCATGCTCTGTTGTCTCGTCTTTGAACACAATGTCAAATGGTGTCTCGTTTTCTGTGTTCTGTTGTGTTGAAAATTCTGCTAGGATGTCCAGCGCCGCATTGATCTCACTGTCTGAATCCATTTGATCATATTGGAAGTATCTCTGTATCCTGTTTGGGTGTCCTGTGTACACATCAGGTAGATACGACGAATAGTTTCTTTTTGCGAAATTGGGTACCTTCTCACCGGATAACGGAGAAAGGTTTGCATCTTTAAAATATTTTTTCCAAGCCATACTTTATATTACACTTTTCTTTTACTATGATCAACCATTTTATGCCACTAATGCCCCTGTACTTGCACTTCTGGTTATTCTAACCTGATCTTGAGATGCTTTACGTATAAGTTCATTACTATATAATAGTTTATTTAAGGTTTCTACGCTATCTGTCAACGCTTTATTTGACGCTTGGGTTTCACTTACCAAACTACTCAAATGTGTTTCCATGGCATTGTAGTTCTGTGTCTCTGCATGATTCAATACTCTCTCGCCTTTTTCGACGTGTAGCATCTTGGATGCTGGTTCAAACATACTTCCAGTTGCACCAATTGTGCCTAGAGTTCTCTGATCCTCTGGAGCACCAATTGACTGTCCTGCCATTGCTCCTAGTCCTGCTCCTATCAATCCACCTATTAAAGTTCCTATAACAGGAACAACTGAACCAATAAGTGCACCAGTGGCCGCTCCTGCCGCCGCTCCGCCTAGACCATATTTTCCTTGTCTTCTAATTTGTTCGTCTTCACTGCCCAACATCATTGCACTTGAGCCTACTCCAACGGCCGCACCAACTGCCGGTAATGCTCTGGTTAATCCAAATTTTGCCGCCTTGCCAACGCCGCCAAACATACCTCCCATGCCTCCCGCCATTCTTATACCAGCGGCAACACCTGTTGTTGTGATCATTATCTGTTTGGCAATGTCAAAGAATGCCATGCCTGCTAGAACTGTTCCGATTGCCGCACCGGTCAATGCTGGGTTCGATGCCAAGGCAGTTGCTATGCCGCCAAACTTGTCCATAAATCCTGTGGTGAAGTTAACCAATCCGCCCAGTGCTGGACCAAACGAGGCCAACAGTCCTGTTTCAATTGATTGGAATTGGCTAGACAGTGTTTTCACTGCGTCTTGGAATGTTGTTAATTGTTGTGTCAATGGACTGGCCGCTTTCTCTTGCTCTTCTTGTGCCTTGGCCAAATTGATTGATCTTTCTGATAGGCTGACTAGGTCTGCGAAGAATGGATTTAGGACTTCAAGTGCACCTGTCTGTGCTATCTTGCCAAACTTATCTACAGAGTTTCCTGATGCATTAATAATTCTGTTAAGTGCTGTCTGTTGGTCTATGACACCAGTTGTGAAATCTCTAATGATCGGACCTAGTTGGTTACCGAATGCAATATTAAGTTGCTGTGCCGCTTCCGTGATCGGTCTTCCTTGTGCGGCCAATAGGTCGTTCAACCCTTCTGTCATGCTAGGTGCCATGCCTTGGATGCTCGACGACAGTCCTAACACGTCACCGGCCATTCCCTTGAGGGGTCCTGCCAACGCCGCTTGTAATCTTGAGTTTGATTGTGCTGACTGTATGCCTGACACTATATCTTGCCTTTGCAATCCTGTTGCCTTTGCAAGTAGGTCAAGTTGTTTTGCAAACGCTATTGAACTTTGAACACGTTGACCACTGGTCATACCTTCCAACAATCCTGTTCTTCGTAACATCTCCAAGTTCACTATCATGGCTTCGTTCTGTTCTTCAACAGTGAAACCCAGTGGTGCCAATTGTTCATTGCCTAGTCTTCTCAGATCATCTGTCAGTCCGGCAACTGCTTTCGCACCCGCCGTAGATGTTCCGTACATCGCCGCCAATGCCTTTGAATTTTCTCCTACCAGTTTGGCAAAGTCGTCCAGTGGTAATCTTGCTGTACCGGCCGCCTGCCTCATCTCCACTATGCTCTGTCCAAAAGAGGCACCTACCTGTGTGAGTTGTCTGAACGTCTCAACGTTAACATCTAGTCTTTCTCCCAGGAACCCGATGGATTTTCCAACAGATCCCATGGATTTTAAATTATCAGAGAAAGCACTAAATGAACCTTCTCCTTTATATGCCGCTCCTGCCAATCCAACTACTGCGTCTCTGGCAGTCCGCATTTGGGCGGCGAATTGGTTCTGTGTCTTGATTAATTTTTCAGTTGACTTGATTTGTTCGTCAATTTGGTCATCTATTTCTTTGTGATTCTTTAATTTCTTTTTTTGTTGTGTCGCTAGGAGTTTCAAATGCTTCAGTTCTTGCAGTCGCATCTCGTGGAGGTCTTTACCGGCCTTCACGTCACGTGTAAAGTCGGCCTCCCGCTTTGCTCTGGCAGAAGGATCACTAATCAGTTCCTGCAACAGATCTTTAAGTTCTTGGTCCATACGATTCTTTGTTCCCTATTATATACGCATATAAATAACTGCATACATACGTTTGTTATTACGTATTTATAGAAGGAAAAAATGGTAGAAAATACAAACCCGTTAAACAAATATTTTAGAGTACCCAGCATCTACGTACGATTGCCCAGTGGTGGGGGATACGCTCCCAACATAATCGAGGCCACGCAGACCGGTGAACTTGGTGTAATGCCAATGACTGCAAAGGACGAGATAAGGTTCAAGACACCTGATGCACTGTTGAACGGACAGGGAGTAGTTGATGTCATACAGAGTTGTGTTCCATCAGTGAAGGACGCATGGGGAATCAAGAGTTATGACCTCGACACATTATTGATTGCTGTCAGGATCGCCACGTATGGTGAAACAATGGACATCAGTTATTCAGTCCCGGGCACAGCACTAAAAGGTGCACACACAGTAAACCTGCCGAGCCTGTTAGAACAACTGGGCCAGACAAAGATCGAAAAAGAAATTGTACTCAAGGACGGCCTAAAGATCAACACAAAGCCTTTGGAGTACAGAGACATCACTAAAACATCAATAGAGACGTTCAATCAACAAAAAATGTTTGCTTCTGTCAGTGACTCACAAGCGGCACCGGAAGTGAAATCAGAACGTTTCAATGAGGCGTTCCAGGCCCTGAGCGAACTGACACAGACGTTGTTGAGAAAGAACATAGAATCAATTACCACACCAGAAGGTGCAACAGTTTCTGATCCCGCACAGATAGACGAATTCATACAAAACGCAAACGCAGTAGTGATCAACGAGATCACAGAAAAACTCACGGTACTAAGACAGCAAGGAAGTGTCAAACCCATCAAGTTGAAGGCATCTGAAGAAGAGATAAAAGCAGGTGCACCAGTAACTTATGAGGTTCCCGTGACATTTGATACCGCAAATTTTTTCGTATAACCTTGCTTTCACAAGACGAGTCTGACATCATTAAGACATTGAAGGACATGGAAAACGATGTCAAGAACATCAAGCATGACCTATTGAAGATATGTTGGTATATGAGAGGTGGAGTCAGTTACGATGAAGCACACAGCATGGCGCCAGAAGACAGAGAAGTTGTTGGTAAACTAGTTAAGGAAAACTTGGAAACTACCAAAAAAACGGGTCAACCTTTTTTCTAAAATATAGTATACTTTAATGGTATTGCAATATGCAGATAATTAACACTTACATATGTCCGAAAAAGACCTAGTCAAAGAACTTAAATCCGAAATAGCAGAAATCACAAAAGACCGTGATGATGCCTTGGCCAAGGTCAAGAGTAAAGAATCACGTATGAAGCAAGTGTTGATCAAACTGGAACACGCCACACAGGACGTCCAGACTGTCGGACACAAGATAGGTGAACAGAACAAACAGATCGCTGAACTGGAGGCCAAACTCAATACCAAAGATGGGTTGTTGGAAGAAGCATTAACTAAAATTAAAGCACTCAAAGGACAGGACGATGGTTCAACGCAAGAAACAGAAACAGAACAACAAGACACCCACACAGAGGATTAGGCAATGGCTCGACGATTTCGTCACAAGGCCGAACCCGGTGTTCGGTAACCTGCCACCATGCCCATTCGCCAAGAAGGCCATGTTGGATGGCAAAGTGGAATTCGTTGAACTGAACGGGGCCGCTGACTGGCGTAGCATCTACCAACTGATCTGGAACACAGACTTCGACGACAAGGACGTGTTGTGCATGATAGCCGATCCCAGGCAGTTCACAGCAGAAGAGACCACGAGCATGGCCAGAGAACTGAACGAGAGGTTCATGCCCAAGGACATAGTGATACTAGAGGACCACCCTGAGATAGATGAACGTGTGCAGGAAGTCAAACTGAACAATGGTGTGTACACACTGTTCCTGGCACAGCGATTGAGCAAGTTGAACAGTTTCTCAAAGATGTTGGAATCGGGACCTTACTACAAGAACTGGAGCAAGGAATACCTACAGGAAGTTAAAGGCTTTCGAGATCCGAAAAAGAACTGAGTTTAGAATCCCTCCTACACAGTCTACGATAGAGCCTCCTGTTGGTGCTCCATTCCGTACCAGTCCACCATTCGAAACCCTTCCATGACGCCTTGTACTCTGAACTCTTCTCGTATCCACTGCCCAGGTAGTAGTAGTCGCAGTTGTTCTCGAATGCGTACTGTATTTCCATGTCGAGGCTGATTGCACTGATGCTGGCCCTGTTGCAGTGTACCACACTCTCCACGGCCGCTGGTGTTTGGCCATCGTCCATCATGTCCTCTTGATACTTGTAGATCTTCTGTTTGGTGAATCCCAGTATGTTGTCAGGTGTGCCTGTGTAGAACAGTGCGAACCTGTCACGCTTGTGATAGAACCAAAAGGGGTTGTAGTCGGCCTTGTACTGTTTCTTCTTCATGTACGTGGTGTATATCTTCTGCAGGCCCAACAGGTGCACCATCTCGTCGGCGTGTATAACTTTTATCTTAAGGGGTTCACCGTCTATCTCCCACTTGCGGAACCGCGCCGCAGTTTTGCGTAAATTAATTCTGGTGCTACGACTCTGGTACCATACCTCACGATCCTTGTAGTCATGATCCAGCGCCAGCCACCCTTGTTCAACTGCGTCTATCTCCTCGTCACGAGAAACGTAGGCCATGGGTCGACATATGACTAGGTCTTGATTTTCTTGTTTTCCTAGGATGTGATCAAACAGTAGTTCCATTGTATTACATACTTAAGGTCATACTAAAGATGGCTTACAGCCATCTGAAACTCGCTTACGCTCGTTTCTTTTTTTAACTTACGCAGTTGTAAAAAACTTGAACGCAAAATGCGTTCTCTGTGGTAGATGAGCAGTCACAATTCTGCTATTTCTAGCAGAACTGATCGTAAACTCTGTGGTGAGTTCACAGTCACCATACATCGCTACTTTACTTTCGTCGGGCGGTTGTGCTGTACCCGTTTGCTCATTCATTACAACGCGAGCCTACTGCATCTTTGTATGATAATCTACAGTAAACTTGAGGTCTATCTTTTTCTAGGAGCCTCATCATTTTTTGTGCTTTGCATCATGTGATTCACCAATCCTCTTATCGAGTGCATTTCACTTTTGTCAAGGATGCTATGTTTGCCTAATTTGAAATTTGTTTGCCTGGTGGAAGGATACGGTTGCCCTTCAACTATTATATAACATAGATAAAAATGACAGTCAATCTTTTTGGCTTTAAATACCTGTATGCAGTGGACATACCTAGGAAATGAAATTACCAATATCCCAGAAGGAGTGGTAGGATTTGTTTATCTCATAACAAATACAACCAACGGTAGGATGTACATAGGTAAAAAACTGGCCAAGTTCAGCAAGTCGAGGAAGCCTCTCAAGGGCAGAGTCAACAAGAGAAGATACAAGGTAGAGAGTGATTGGAAGGATTACTTCGGATCTAGCGATGCACTCAACGAGGACGTTTCAAAAATTGGTAAAGACAAATTCAAAAGAGAAATACTGTTTTACTGCAAATCCAAAGCAGAGTTATCTTACATCGAGGCACGTGAGCAATTCTCTAGAAAAGTACTGGAAACAGATCAATACTACAACGGACACATCAGGGTAAGGATACACGGATCCGGCATACTGCGTGAAAAGAAAACAAAGGGTATACTAGATGGCAATTAGAATTTTGAGGTTCATAGGTGGGTTTGGTGGAGACAACATTATTAGAATGGCATTGGAGTCAGACAAATCTTTACAGTGTAATGTGGAATTTGAAGGCCTCACAGCCACGGGTAAGATACAAGACGACAAGATTCGACCAGAAAACAGGTTGCCTGACATGGCACAGATTTATAACCTAGATGAGGAAGATATTGTAGATGTACCACAATTGGTAGAGGAGATAAAAGAACTTAAGAAACAAGGAAGGCATATGATACTAAAAAGCCATCTGTACATTAATAATTTTGATGATATCACCATAGATATACTGCCCACAAAAAAAACGTTACCTTGGGCGGTGCATAGAAATTATTACAAAACACTTACACCCGGGACACATAGTCTTCCGTTCAACATACCAGATCCTGAGATCAAAAAACGTTTTATAATATATCAGATTGCACAGAACTTAACAAGGATAATGAAAAGTCCTGGAACACGCAAGGTGATTTACATAGACGATATGTTTTCTAGTTTCAAGAATTTTAAAGCAGTATGCAACGAATATGGAATTTCTATAAACATTCATTGCGAAAAACTACACAAACAATGGTGTGAAAAAAATAAAAGTTTCCTACCTAGTCAAGCATATCTTGATATGGTCAACTCAGATAAGTTCAATTACAACGATCCCGATCTATCCCTTTCTGAGAAGTACAGTCTGATGGCTATCAAGGGTGGATTCAAAATAGTATAAAAAAACCCCCGACTGTTTAGGCCGAGGGTCTAATAGAATTGCAATTCAATTATCGACTATGCGGCAGATTTCTCTGCGTTCTTTGCCTCTTGAATTTCTTTTCTTCTTGCTTTGATCAATTTACTAAGATTTGCTAGTGCTTTTCTGGCTCTTGTTGCAGAAGCCTTAACACCCTTATCAGTGAACTTTGCGTTCTCTTCTGAATAAGATTGGATCTCAGTCATGATACTTTCGTGTGTTTGTGACATATTATTTGTCCTTCCTTTTTATTCGTACGATAGTATTAATTAACATATACGTAATTTAAGCATTATTGATCTGGTTTGTCAATCATATTCTAAACAATTATTTCCACATCATTTGCATAATTGGTAAAACCGTTTTCTTTTGTTACTTTTAGTATAGAGTTTACTCTGCTTACCAATTCGTCTTTGTGAGATATCAAGAAAATGTTCTTTTTCTGTGTTCTACTCATCTCTTTCAGAACAGCCATGGAACTTTCAACTCCCGATAAATCCATTCCTGCGTCTACCAATTCGTCAATGAACAACAAGTTGATCTGTTGATAAAGGCTTTCCCAAACATCTCTGAACGCCCAACTCAAACTCAAGATCAATCTATTTCTTTCACCTCTGCTCAAATTATCAAAATCTAATTCTCTACCAAGTTCTTCTATCTGCACACTCAGGTCACTTTGGAAAGCAACAGTGTGTGGTAATTTAACTTTGCCCAAGTAGTAGGCCAGTCGTTGGTTCAAGTAAGTCAAGTTTTGTTCGATTATTCTTGTTCTTATGAATGAATCTTTTGCAGTCAGCAATTTGTATAAAAACTCTTGGTGTCGGTTCAAATCCTCTAATTCGTTTATCACTTCAAAATCTACTTTTTGTATTGCAGTTTTGGTAAGTTCATCTATCTGTTCTGCATACGGATCATCTTTTTTCTCGGTCTGGTCGAGTTGTCTTTTGAGATCCTTCAA